ATGTAGTATTGATATTTTTCTACGTCTAAAAATAGTTTGTAAGTTCCGTTTTTTGAAACGCCTTTAGGCTTGCTTTTAGCTACTTTTAAATGCACTTCGTTTTCTTGTGCTATACTACCATCGTTTAAAATTAAACCCGCTGGTGGTCGCCACGGAATTAAAACAGTTAAACCTTTTCTAAACCATACTTGACCCCCAGCAAAATCTCGAGCGCTCGGAATAGGGTAATAACTTATTTCAACCCCTTCTTGTGTTTTACCGTGTGTTAAAGGTTGGTCACGTACATGATTAATAATACAGTTATGCCGCTTCGTCTTTCGTGCATTTTTACGTGCAAGTCCTAAAATTCTACTCAAATATTTATCCTCACGTCCTAAATCTTCGTGTTTAAACTCTTCAGTAAGTTCGTTCCACGGGTCAATTGTAGTAGTTTGTATTGTTATTTCTTGTGTGCGTTCAATCTCATCTACTAATTTATAAAAGTTTTCTAATGTTAAATCTTCATCAATAGGGTCTATTACTATGAAATGATCGTTAATAAACATTTCAGCAGCCACTTGTTCGCCTTGTGTCATTGAATTATCGCCTATTGTGTACGGTTTACCTATAAATTTATAGCATAATTCAGCGTAAATTTCTGCAGCGTTACCCGTTTCAGGTGAAAATATTACGTGTTTCCATCCGTGTATGCAACTTAAGTTAATTAGAAACTCAAACCATATTTCAGTTTTACCACTCGCTGGTGCTGCACCTATGTAAGTTGTACACCCTTCTTTTACAGTGTACGGTATCTGGTCAAAAGTCCAACCGATTGATTTGCCTCTAACGTTTTTAAGGTTGCGTATGTCATTTAGTTGACCTTGTAAGTCGCTTAACCTTTTATACATATTAATCAAATATTTGTCTTGGTTGTTTAACTTCAATTTTGCTAATATACGGAAGTGTTTGGTTTAATTTTGATTTCCAATTCTTAATTGGTTTATCGTTTCCGTCTTTCCATTCGTTTACTTTCCAACTTTCATATTTTAATTTAACTTGTTCTTTGTTTACGTTAGGCACTTGTTGTATAGCATATTGTAAAAATTCATCAAATTCAGGTATATATATATATTTATTATCTTTTACTATAACACTATCTTTATCTATTACGGCATTTTTGGTATCAGTTGGTATGCGTTCGGATGCGGTTGCATTCCATCGCTTTAATGCGTTCTCTTTATTCTTCAGTCGAATACCTTCGTATTTCTGTAAATCACGTTTTAAACTTTGCTTAATAGGTTCAAATGCTATTTCCGTAATAATATCTTCAGGAATAGGGTCTTGGTCATTTACATACTTTAAAATATGTTTAAACAATTTACCCGCTTGTTCATCCGTTAACTTTTCAACGGTGTGAATAATATCACAATATAAAATAAATCCTTTTTTGTCTTTTGCCATAATTCTTAAATTAAAAAACCCCCTCAAATCCGCTGGAGTCTCACGTCAGTTTCATTGAAGGGGTTAATAACTTCTTTAGGTTAACTATTTTTGAGACTCTAACCGTGTACAAATATAATAACTATTTTGATTTAAACATACATAATCCAATAAAAGTGCTTCTGTGATTTCTTAAATTTCCAATTATCATTCTATTATAATTTGTTGAATTATAATAAGAAGGTATACTATTATTTTTTTCTAACCCTACGTAAAAGTGATGTTCATTATACGACAAATCTCTATAACCTTGTATTGTTTCTTGAGTAGGAAATTTTATCCTAATATCTTTTTTTAAAAAATTAGAATAGCTTTTATTTTGTAGACTTGTTTGAATTGAATATTCAGTACCTTCAAATAAATCAATTTGTGTATCGTTTACATAATGTTCATTTAATTCAGCACGTATCGTTTTATTAGAAATATCTATTACACCCATTGATAATTTATCTTCGTTTAATTCATTTATTGTAGTAATAGGTATTTTATTTAATAAATCAGAAGTTTGTTCTCGGTCGTACATTCCTATTTGTCTTATAAATTTAGGCTTATAGCTATTTTCTCTTTTACAAGTCATTGGTTCAACTTCTACTAAATATATTCCGTGTTTTTTCATTTTAAATAATTCTACTGGATACATTCTAACTAATTCATTTGAATCTAAATTTAATCCAATAGTACAATGAAAAACACCTTTTAATTTATTATTATGTTCCCATTGAGCGATAGCAATTTGAAGGAATTTAATTTTCATCTGCTAAATGTTTTAAATAGTCTCCATGACAACGTAACGGGGCGCAATGACATCCTAATACTTTACCTTTTAAATCTTTAATTTTATTATGTAAACTTCTTTTATGTTTAAAGTATTCAATATATCCGTCACAAACTTGATCTCTATTTCCGTCTGAATCTAAAAAAAACGGATTGCCAAATTCACTATACCTATCAATTTGTTTGTATATACCTTTATCTTTAGCGTATTTTAAAACGTGAAAATGTAAGTTCATATTTATTACAACCGTTTCGCCTTTTTCAATTTTATCTAACATTTCTCTTTCTTCGAATGAAATTGGCTTTTCATTTACTTTCGTTTCTACTCGTTGTACAATTTTTTGTTTATATTCTTCAGCTTTACGTTCTTTGATTTCTTTTGCTTTAGCTATTATATCAGCTTCAGTTTGTGCTATAAATGTAGGTTCTGCTTTTGATATTATTTGTACATCCGATTTATTTAATTCAGACTTACCTTGCAATACTTGTTGTTTAAGTTCTTCGCTTAATTTGTCAACTCCTTTAGCAAATTGTTCATTACGCTTTACTTGTGCTTCGCCTACTCCAATTTCTTTTGCAATCCTTTGCGCGGTTTTCAAGGGATCATTTTGATCTCTTGCTCCTCCGTGTTTTTGCTTTTCGTTTTCGTACCTTTTTCCTATTAAATAAGCCTTTTGTTCTTTAGTTATATTTCTTCTACCTAATTGGTTTAAAATCATCCATTCAATAACATCTTCTTCGTCTTTAAAATGCTTTGACTTGGTTTGATAGTCTAAATTCCACCTTTGCGCTATTTCGTAGCGGTTATGTCCGTCTATTATAAACCCGTTCCACGTTAAAATAGCTTCCCTAATTCCTTCAGCTAAACAATTTTGTTCTAACTGATTAAATTCTTCGCTTGTTAAAGGCGGTATTAACTTTTTAAATTCTTCTTTAATTTCTAACATAATTTTTTTTTAAATAAAAAAAGCAACAGCCTTTCGTGAATGCAGCACTACTCAGCTATTGCTTTAAATTTCTTTTTTTAACTAAAAGTTCCTGCATTGAACTATACGAAAATACGAATTATTTTATAATTACTGTTGGTATTGCAGAATTAATTTCAAATATTTCGTCTATTTCTAATAATCCATTTGAATAAAACGCTCTGTAATACGTTAAATTCGTTTGTTGATCGTGGATTCTTTCTACTTCAGTTAAATAATATACTTTCATAATTAATCAAATTCAAAGTTTTTACATTTTTTTAAAATTTTTCTTTTCCAGTATTGAAATACTCTATGGTTACGCACCGATATAGGATAATGGTGGTAACGTGTTAAATTAATTCTTCGTCTTTTCATTTCGCTCTATTTAATGCTTCAACAAACTGATGCCGTGTTACTATTCCTAACTTGTTTTTAAAGTCGAAGAACTCGTAAACGTTTCCACTATAACCAAACTCAATCTTTTTCGCGTGCTTTTTGATTGTAAAGAAATAATTTATTTCGTCTTTTTGTATCTCAAAGGATTTAATACCGTTGTATCGCATTACTATTGAATAAACCGTACCCTCTAATTCTTCAGATTGAATTATAGCGAAAGGCGTTCGAGAAAAATACAACTCTTTTAAAGTTACTTCTGATTTCATTTATCATTTATTTTATTATAAATTAATCCTATTACTATTGCTATAAAACCAACACTAAATAATAGTAGTGCCATCTTTGCTTCTTCTACCATTAAAAATTACTTTTGATTACTAGCTTT